CACTGATGTTGCCGCCAACCGTGGGGTATCGGTTGAGCGTGTTCTCGATGACATGGCTGATGGGCGAATGTTCATCGGTCAACAGGCGATTGATGCGGGCCTCGCGGACCAAATCAGTAGCCTGGACATGCTGATAGCTCAACTCACTGCAACCCCTGGCGCCTCCACTGGTGGGCGCTTTGCCCTATCCACACAGCCCCCCGCCCGTTTTGCTATGGATGAAAATCAACCCACGCCCCAGACCACTGCCGAATGGCTGGCGGCCAACCCCGAAGTCGTCGCATCATTGCGGGCTGAAGGCGCCGCCGCCGAGCGCCAGCGGATCGCCGATGTTCGCGCCCGGTCACTGCCAGGCCATGAAGCTTTGATTGACCGTTTGGCCGCTGATGGTAAGACGACCGGCGTCGAAGCGGGTGATGCTGTTCTGGCCGCCGAAAAGGCCGGCCTCGCCAGTGTTGCGCAGGCTCGGCACTCTGACGGGGCCCCCAATGTTCCTTACGCCCCTGCCCCTGACGGCAACCATGAGGCTAAGCCTGGCAAGGCCTTTGTGTTCTCCGGGGTTCTTGGCCCTGGAGCTGATGAAGAGGCGATTCACGCCAGCGCATTGGCCTATCAAGCTGAGCATCCTGGCGCTAGCTATCAGGATGCAATTCGCGCCATCACCACCCAAGGAGGCAACTGATCATGGCTGTTGGTAATTACGCTGAAATCAGCCTGCCCATCAGGGCAACGGCTACCATCACCCAAAACCGAGCCATCAACTTTGCTGGTGCTGTTCCTGCCGTTGGCGGTCATGGCGCTGTGGCGGTGTTTGGCGGCGTGAGTGGCGATCTCATTACTGCTGTTGTGATGGGAACTGCGCAGGTTGAAGCCGGCGCGGCATTCGCCGCAGACATTGCGCTGCAGTTTGACTCTGTTGGCCGCCTGGTGACTCGAACTACTGGTGCTACCGTTGCCCGATCTATCACCGCTGCAGCTGCAGCTGGTGACATTGCTGAAGCTCTCCTTATCCCCAACTGATCATGTCCGCACAAAACCTCAGCCAGGCCCGTGCTGGCATCAGCCCCGTCAACACTGCAATCGCTCAAGGGTTTCAAAACTCTGAGTTTGTAGGGATGAACCTGTTTCCCCGTGTTCCCACTGGGGCTCGTGCAGGAAAGATTATTACCTTTACTAAGGAATCTTTCATGCAATACAGTAACATGGCTCGTAGCCCTGGCGCTAGAACTCCTCGCGTTTCGTTTGGTTATTCCGGAAGTGACTACGGCCTTCAGGATTATTCCATTGAGGGCACGCTGCCCAAGGAAATCAGGGAAGAGCAGCTTGATCCTTCTAAGGGCTTTACTATTGATGGTGCGACAATGGCCATCAATGGAGCGATGGATATTGTTGGCTTGCGTCTTGAAATTCAACAAGCTGCGCTGGCTACCAATACGGCAAATTATGATTCTTCTAATAGGATTACACTTTCCGGCACTAGCCAATTTTCGGACTTTACCGGCACTAGTAACCCCGTTAAGGTTGTAAAAGATGGCAAGGAAGTCATTCGACAACAGATTGGAAAGCGCCCAACTGATTTAGTAATGGGGGCTGCAGTTTTTGAGGTGTTGACCCAGCATCCTGTGATCATTGACCGGATCAAGTATACCGGTCGTGACACTGCTACGCCGGAACTTTTGTCTTCGCTTTTTGGCGTGCAAAATGTTTGGGTTGGAGATGCTATTCAATCGAACGATGCTGGCGTGTTTTCTGATGTATGGGGCAAAGATATAGTGTTGGTTTATAGGCCAGTCGCCTCTTTAGCTCAAATGGGAGCGCCTAGCTATGGGTACACTTACAACCTCAATGGATACCCAATGAGCGAGCCGGCTTACTACGAAAACAACGAGAAGACTTGGTGTTTCCCGGTGTCCAGCTGCGAAGCCCCCGCCATTGCCTCCAAGGCGGCTGGCTACCTGATCAAAAACGCAGTTGCCTGATCATGCCCGCCTACACCGTTCTCAATGGCCCCGTTGACCACGACGGGGCCCGTTATGAAGATGGCGCCGAGATCCCCCGGCTATCTGCCGAGGAAGCCTCCGCTCTGGTGGCCTTGGGGGTTGTTGGTGCCACGCCCGAAGGTGGCAAGAAGACTAAACCTTCTGAGCCTGGCGACTGATGGCGTTCGACGATCTAGATGATTTTCTGGATCTGGACATGGGCGCTGTTCCCGTGATAGCCGGGGCTGTAACAGGCCTTGGCTATCTTGACTTGAACAGTGAAATTATTTTCGATGGAGGCGTTACGGTAATTGATTATTTGCT